CTGCAATGGGCGAAGCAGCGCAAGGTCTACGGCCCCAACGTGTTGCGCGCGATCCTGCGCGATCTGCGCAAGGGCCTGAGCGGATTCGCACCCGTGCGTGAGGCGCGGACGAATCCGCCGAAGGATGGTGCGGCGTGAGCGCCTTCCGAAACCCCGCCGCGCGCGATGCCGCATGGTCGCGCTGGTACTCGCGGCAAGGCGCCCGCCCGACCATTGAGCGCGCTGGACGCTGGCCGCTGCCCACGCAGACGAACAACGAGCGCAAAGCGCAGTGGGCGAGCCGCTACTACGCACTACCCATGTCGGCCCGGCTGGCCGGCGTCGAGTAACGAACCCCCGCGCGCCCGGCGCTTTTCGGGCAAGGAATCTCGTGAACGACGAACTGCCCGACTGCACCGATCCGAACGAGCCGGACATTCCTAGCTACAGCGAAGCAATCGAAACCACCGAAGGAGAAGCGAATTCATGTCTACCGCCGTTCTGATTCTCGGCAAATCCGGCACCGGCAAGAGCGCCAGCATGCGCGACCTTGATCCGATTTCCACCTTGTTGATCCAGGTGGTCCGCAAGCCTCTCCCGTTCAAGGCGGCGGGCTGGTCTTACTTCGACAAGAAGGATCGCCCGGACGGAAACATCATCGTCACCGATCACTGGGAAACGATCCTGAAAGCCATGCGCGGCACCAAGCGCAAGGTGATCGTGATTGACGACTTTCAGTACGTGCTGGCGAACGAGTACATGCGCCGCACCGACGAGCGCGGTTACGACAAGTTCACCGACATTGGCCGGCACGCGTGGGAACTGATTACCGCCGCATCCGACCTTCCCGCCGACGTTCGCGTTTTCATCCTTGCCCATACCGACACGAACGATGCCGGCGAAACCAAGATGAAAACCATCGGCAAGATGCTGGACGAGAAGATCACCCCGGAAGGGCTGTTCAGCATCGTTCTGCGCACGCACGTCACGGACGGGCATTACCAGTTCACCACGCGCAACAACGGCAGCGATTCGGTGAAGTCCCCGATGGGGATGTTCGACGCCGACAGGATTCCCAACAACCTCGCCGAAGTGGACGCCGCGATTGTCGGCTACTACGGCATCGAACTTGCCAACGCGGCATAAGGAGAGAACTTCATGGCACGCAATTACGAACTTGACCCGACTGCGGCGAAGGAAGCCAACAGCGGCGGCAAGCGCATCACCCAGCCCGACCTGTACATCGGCAAGTTCCGCGCCGCCTGGGGCGAAACGAACGAGAAAGGCACGGAATCGGTTGGCTTGATCTTCGTGAGCGACGAAGGCCAAGAGGCTGGCCCGCTGATGCTCTACACCCACAACGGCAAAGGTGAAGCCCTGCCGAGCTACAAGACGCTCAACGCCATCATGGCGTGCATGAAGGTGCGCAAGATCGCGGCAAAGCCGGGCAAGGTGAAGCTGTACGACTTCGACGCGCAAGCCGACGTGGAGCGCGAGAAGCAGACCTACCCCGAACTGGTCGGCCCGAAGATCGGCCTGGTGCTGCAAGGCGAGGAATACGAGAACCGCAGCGGCGAAGTGAAGGTTCGGATGATCGTCGCTGCGCCCTTCGACGCCAGCACCCGCCGCATGGCTGACGAAGTGTTGACCAGCGCGCCCGAGGCGAAGTCGCTTGATCGCTTTCTCGGATGGTTCGAGGGACACAAGGTCAAGCCGCTGCGTGCGAACGGTGGGCGCAATGCAGGCGGCAAGCCTGCCCCCGCGTCGGCTGATTTCATCGACGACGAAATCCCGTTCTAGGACAGAGACGATCATGGGCGACCATTGGTACGACCGCGCCGGAAAGCCGGCCTACGAAGTACAAAAACGCGATGGTGGGCTGCGGCCCACCACGCTTGCCGACGCACGCAAGCTCGGACTGGTGCCGAGCGTGACCACCGTCCTGTCGGTGTTGGCGAAGCCGGCGCTGGAAGTGTGGAAGGTCAAGCAGGGCATCCTCGCGGCGCTCACGCTTCCGCGTGCGCCAGACGAACCCGAGGACGACTACCTCGCGCGCATCCTGTCTGACTCCGGCCAGCAGGCGAAGGACGCGGCAGACGAAGGCACGCGCATCCACGATGCGATCGAACGCAGCTTTCGCGGGATGGTGGTGGAGGAACGCTATCGGCCGCATGTCGCGGGCGTTCGCGAAGAACTCGCGCGCCTGTTTCCTGGCGTGAGCGATTGGGTTGCAGAATCCTCTTTCGCATCGCCCCTTGGGTACGGCGGGAAAGTCGATCTGCATTCGCCCAGCACCGGGATCGTCGTTGACCACAAAGGCAAGGACGGCGATTTCAGCGATGGCAAGAAACTGGCGTATGACCAGCACTGGCAGCTTGCGCCATACCAGCAAGGCCTCGGTCTGCCGACGAACGTGTGCGCCAATCTGTTCTTCTCGCGCACGCGCCCCGGCAAGGTCGCATCGCATGTCTGGTCAGTGGAACAAATCGCCGAAGGCTGGCAAGTGTTCCGCGCGACATTGGAAGTCTGGCGCGCGCTCAAGAAGTTCGACCCGCGATTTGTGCGAGCACAGGCCGCATGAAGCCCTGGCGCACTACCGAACTGCGCGAGTTCCGCGCAGACCGCACTGCGAAGGATGTCGCGCGCCGGATCGGACGCTGCCCCAACGTCGTGCGGAACGAAGCCCGGCGCCGTGGCCTGCCACTGGCCCGTGAGCATCGCGGCTGGCCCGTGAGCACGCGCGCACGGGCACTGCGGATGCTCGCCGATGGCATGTCTTACGTGGCCGTGCAGCGCGTTACAAGCGTGCCAGCGTCAACGGTTCGGGCATGGGAGAAGAAAGACCCGCTGCGCGCATGGATGCGCAAGTTTCGCGCCTACGCGCCGAAGGCGTCGGCTTGAACGCATAGTTAGCCATCAAACGCGAGGAAACAAACATGGCACTGAACAAAGCACCATTGCAGTACGTCCGCAACACGAACGGCGGAGCGACGCGAGCGCACTTCTTGGAAGACCACGAGCCGATTGGCGAAATGCTTTGGCAGGGCATGTCCAATTCCGGGCTTGTGCGACAGGACAAGAACGGACGCATCTTTCTGACCGACAAAGGCAATGCCGCACTTGATGGCTAACACCTGAGCTAAGCCGGCCCGCAGCGACCATTTTGCCGACGCCGGGAGAATGGTCTGGCCGGAACTATCACGAAGCCGAGAAGCGGGCTCGGCTTGAACGAATTGTTAGGCCGGAACGCCACAACGGAGCGAGATATGAAACTGTTTCTGGATTGCGAGTTCAACGAGTTCAAGGGCGCGCTGATTTCGATGGCGCTTGTTTCCGAAGCAGGACATGAATGGTACGAGGTTCTGCCTTGCGAAAACCCCGGCCCGTGGGTGGCGCAGAACGTGATGCCGATTCTTGGCAAGCCTGCGGTTTCCGTGGAGGACATGCAGCGCAGCCTTTGGCAATGGCTGGCGCAGTTCGAGTCGGTGCATATCGTGGCCGACTGGCCGGAAGATATAGCGCATTTCTGCAATGCGCTCATTACCGGCCCAGGCCGCAGGCTGGACACACCCCCACTCACGATGGAAGTGGTGCGGATCGACGCCGACTCCGAGCTGCCGCACAACGCGCTTGCCGATGCAATGGGAATCCGCGACGCGCTGGTTCCGGCCTAACCCCTGAATTAAGCGGCGGCGCAGCCGTCCGCTTGGATGAACTGTTGGGCCCAAGCCAATAGGAGAATGGACATGAGTTACGAAGCGTGGCGGATCACATTTCAAGACAGTGAGCAGGCATCTCGCGCCGCCTATGCAATGGCAAACGAAGCATTGATAGACGCCGAGAGGTGGAGGCACGCAAGGAAACTGTTGACGGTTGACGACATAGAGGGCGCGCAAGGTGCATTCGATTCATTCGGGGGCCTGGTAAGCGAGCATGAATGCCTGCGGGCAGACGCTGCAATCGACGCTGCGATGAAGGGCGCTAACACCTGAGTTAACGCGAGCCGCGAAGCGGCGTCGGCTTGAACGAATTGTTAGCCGTCAACGCACGGCATGGAGAACGAAATGACACCACAAAAAGCAAGGGCCGTGAACAGGCCGGATCATCCCGCCGCCGCAGTTGTCGATGCGTTCTGGGACATGCGCGAAAGCTGCCGGCACTACACTGGCATCAAAGAGCGCGACGACAGCAAACAATGCCGGCATCCAGAGAATCGCGGCGCGTGTGGAACTTGGTGCGCGATGGATGTATGTCCGTTGCTTCATGAGCGCGCTCGTGTGAAAAACGTGGGCTGGGACTAACGGCTAACGCCTGAGTTAAGCCGGCCCGCTGCGACCATGTTGAGGATGCGCTCACATTGGTCAAGCGGGAAACCAGCCGAAGCCGTGGAACTACGAAGCGGGCTCGGCTTGAACGAATTGTTAGGGCGCAACGCGAGGAGCGAGAAGTGATTGAACTGAAGTGGGTGCAGATGGAAAACACAACGACAGCAGCGCCGATCCTGGTCTACCGGCACATGCAGCCATGCGTCGATGCGTCCGGCGCGCTGTGTCCGGGCGAGTGGAGCGAATGGAAGCCGGTGCCGACGGAGCTTGTGCCTTACGACGAATTTGCAGCAATCAAGATTCCCTACATGCGGCCTAACACCTGAGTTAAGCCGCGCCGCGAAGCGGCGTCGGCTTGAATGAATTGTTAGGTGGCAGATTTTGGAGTCGAGAAATGCACAGAGCACATGAATTGATCGCGTCACTTAAGCCGGATTGCGCCGAATACAAAGACGCGATGGTGGCGATCAAGTTTGACCTTGGCGACATTAGCGCGATTGATGACATGGCCGTTCTGTCACGCAACGAGATTTTCCGGCTGCCCGCCCCGGTGTGCTTGTTCCAAGTGACGCAGGAGCACGACGTTCATATGTTTCTAGCCAAAGAGGTAACTCAAGACGGTAGCTTTGAGGTTGTCAGGTTTGGGAAGTTAAGCAGCGAAGGGTGCTGGTCTGAGAGCGCAATCAAGATGTTCATGACAGAGGCCGGGATGCTTGCCTGCACGGATAGGCACACTGGCGAGCAGGTAGATATTGAGACGTTGAAGTATGACGTTGGAGGCGACCACTGCCCCAGTGAGCAAGCGTACTCATACGAAGCAAGTAGGCGGCTCGCGCTTTCCCTTGAGGTGTTCCTTTGCTCCAACGTTATTCAGGTGGAAAACACTCCCGCGAAGATGACCAACAGGCGCAGGATTGAGAAAGGGAAGATTCCGTTTTTCACATACCGGACGCTTCACATAACCGGCGAGAACGAGTCCGGCGGCGAAGCAACTGGAACCCACGCCAGCCCACGACTTCATTTCAGGCGCGGTCATATCCGCAGGATTTCAGATGATCGCCGCGTGTGGGTCAGGTCATGCCTAGTTGGCGACAAGACGAAGGGCTTTGCCGGGAAGGACTACAAGGTCCGGCTGCCATCTAAC